CCGCCGGCATTTGGATAACAGCCATCACAGCACCGACCCATCCCGCGCACAGCCACCGAAAGGGACCTCGTACGTGTTAACTGCGTCGTCATACGAGTCACGCATATGCAGCCACGGCAGGCCAGTTTGCTTGCAATGCTTGCGTACCCCCATCCACAGGGAAGCCTCAGCCGCACCAGGCGTAGTGCCCACAGCCACAAAGCTGTAATGGCTGGTGTCTAACTCTGCAATCCACACGGTGTCACTCATCACATGCACCTATTGTTCGCCAGATCGAAATCATCAGCCGCCAGGTCACGCGCAGCCTGTCCCCCACACGGCAGACAGTACGTCCAGCCACGGCCACGATACGCAGCCATGTACAGGACAGTCGAGCCCTTACCGAAACCTACGCCACATCCCGTACACGTACCCGCGTAGCGTGCCCTAATCGTTAGCATCACTCTCATCCTTCCCTAGTTCCTAGTTCCCATCCCGCACCCCGTACTCCACAACGGGGGGCAGGAAAGTGGCTAGCAACGGTCAAGCCACCATCACTCAGCAGTCAAACTATCGGCACACTCAACCCAGTTCACGCGCCACAGTGAACCAATCTCCCCCGCGATATCCGCCAGAGCATCCGGCCACACGTCCCCAAACTCATCCGCGTAACCCGCACGCGTAAACATCGACTCAGCCCAATCCTTCACGGCGTCGTCGCGGTTCCAACCCGGATTATTCGACAGCATGTCAAGCACCGACTGCTGCAAACCCTCATCGTTGTTCACATGAAGCATGAGCGCCCACGTTTCGCGATTCGTCCAGCCGTTGTAACTCTGCGACTCGTGCTCTGCGGTCTCCCGATTCCATCGGGCGACATTGGTCTCAGACATGATCACTCACTCTCAGACTGACGGAGGGAAGCCTCGGGCCGGTACGCGTGCAAGAGAGCCGCAACAGCATCGCACACATCCCCGCCATTCCACTGTGAATCGCGCGGCTCATCCATCGGGTAAAGAATGTCCTCAAGTGCGTTAAGAATCGCTTGCTCGTTGTTCATCATGTCAATCACTCACTCTCAGAAGAAGAAGGAGAAAAGCTCATAGGTCAACAGTGAACCCATCACATGGCAGAGTCAAGCCAATAACGATGTCGTTATCGAATCGTTATCAACCAGGAGTAAGGCAACCCTAAGCTCGTGAGTGCCGGCAGTAGCATGCATGCAACAGCTCAGCGCTAGCAGGGTGCAACCTACGCTACCGTAACCTACGCTAACGTAGGGTAGATAGTCTCCCCTTACACTGTAAGGCAGAAGCCTCAGCGCTATGTACATATGTACTTACATATGCCTTACCCTCACGCGTATAGGTAGGCATAGGCAGATTCCAAGAGGGGACTTGCATGGCAGTCCCCCCTGCAGCATGGAAACAGACTGTCAGGCAGGCATAGGGGGTACCCCCATAGGGGGACACGTACCCCCCTGGGGTCAGCTTGACCCGGACATTGTTTAACTAGTTGTCATACATGACATAACTATCCACTCTTTGTCGCGACACTCATTTAGGTCCCCTATGTCCTAGTTTAGTACTGTTTTGAGTGTGATCTGCGTTACACTTTGCTGTTTTGGTGTCCGGACTATGTCAATTGACAGGGAAAAGAGTTAGTAGAGGCTACTTTTTAGAACAGTACAGTTGAGCCCCTTTGAGGGGGCTCCTGCTACTGACTGTTTAGGGCACCTTTGAGGGTGCCCAGTTAGTTAGTTCTGTCTGGTTCTTCGGACCGCTTCGCGGTCCTCAGAACAGTACTGGGTGAATGAATGAATCTGATCGCCGAGGCAAACTGGGCTCCCTTGTTTCCGCCCACGTAACCCCCCTTCGTTTAGTTCCCCCGCCTGGGTGTCCCAGCCCAGCCCGTTTCTCCTCGCCGGTGGCAGCCGGCGGGGGCTTTCTTCCAACTGCCATTGGAGTAGATGATGAGTAAAGCTGATGCCGCTATCGCCTTCGCGCTGGAGCAGGCTGGCTGGTGGGATGGACGGTTCCTGCCGAAGACGGTGCTGGACCCGGTGTTCGGGTGCCGCCTGTGGACGGCGTCGAAGGTGACTTCGGGGGCCGGGGTGATCTCGGTGGCGACCCCGTCGAGTAGCACGCGTACCCCGGTTCTGGCCCACCGGGTGGCGTACGCGAAGGAGCACGGGTTCGATGCCCTGCCCCGTTCTTCTCGGAATGGGTACGCCCAGTTCGTGATTGAGCATTCGTGCGGGAACCTGGCGTGTGTGGAGCCGGGTCATCTGGTTAAGACGAGTGCGTTCGCTGTTTCCCGTAGACGCTATGACAGGAGTTGAGGGTGGCTGTAGCTGGCCGTAAGGCCGGTAACGACACCCCGGCTGAGAGCAAGAAGCGGTTCCTTCAGATGTTCCAGGAGGGGCTGAATATTGAGCAGTGCCTGCGTGCGGTGGGCCGCTCGAGGACGACGTATGAGAAGTGGCGTCGTGAGGATAGCGAGTTCGTGGGCGCGGTTGAGCGTTTGCGGACGATGCGGAACCGGGCTACGAATGAGCCGGGCGAGCTGGTGGAGTTCTCGGAGTTCTCGGGGAAGTACCTGGATGCTCAGGTGTTTGACCACATGCAGAATGTGGTGGATCTGATTGAGCGCCGGCCTCCGGTGTGGATTCATCCGGCGATGACGTACATTCCGGGGGAACCGGATCTGCTGATGGTGAACATGCCGCCGGAGCATGCGAAGACCACGTCGGTGACGATCAACTATGTGACGTACCGCATCGCTATGGACCCGAACATTCGGGTGATCTTGGTGAGCAAGACGCAGTCGATGGCTCAGAAGATGCTGTATGCGATCAAGACCCGTCTGACGCATCCGAAGTATGCGGACATGCTGGTGAAGTATGCGCCTCAGGGTGGCTTCGATAAGGATGCCGAGGCGTGGAATCAGACAATGATCTACGTGAACCCGGACGGGCGGGATTCTGGGGAGAAGGACCCAACAGTTCAGGCCCTGGGTATCCGTGGTCATATCTATGGTGCGCGTGCTGACCTGATTGTGCTGGATGACTGCGTCGATTTGACGAACGCGCACGAGTATGAGAAGCAGATCGACTGGATTCAGTCGGAGGTGATCTCCCGTATCGCGTCGACTGGGTCGATGCTGATCGTGGGGACGCGTCTCGCGTCGAAGGATCTGTACTCCGAGCTTCGTGATCCGATGCGTTACCCGGATGAGATCTCCCCGTGGACGTATCTGGCTATGCCGGCGGTCCTGAACTTCTCCGACACCCCTGACGGGTGGGAGACGCTGTGGCCCAGAAGCAACCAGCCGGAGGCAATGTCGAAGGGTGACGCCCTCGAGCCTGACGCGGATGGCCTGTTCCCGAAGTGGGACGGTCCGCGGTTGAACAAGAAGCGGGCACGGGTGTCCCCCCGCGCCTGGTCGATGGTGTACATGCAGCGTCAGGTCGCCGACGACGGCGTGTTCGACCCGGCTGCTGTGAAGGCAGCGATCAACGGGAACCGGATGACCGGTTTGATGCCTAAGGGCATGGTGAACTGCCGCGTGAACGGGATGGACGGCCTGGTGATCGTTGCCGGGCTGGACCCTGCCACCACTGGGCACACTGCCGCCGTCGTTATTGGCTTGGATGTAGCAAGCCACAAACGGTACGTCCTCGACATCTACAACAAGGCGGGTACGACCCCTGAGGGGATGCGTGACCTTGTCAAGGAGTGGACGTCGAAGTACGGCGTAGCTGAGTGGCGGATTGAGAAGAACGGTTTTCAGGGCTTCCTTGTCCATGACCGTGAGTTGAACGAGTTCTGCGCTGCACGGGGCACGATGATCCGCCCCCATTTCACTGGGGCGAACAAGCACGATGAGGGGTTCGGTGTTGCCGCCATGGCGATGCTGTTCAACGGCTGGAAAGACGGCAACCAACTGATCGAGCTGCCCTCTACTGCTATCAGCGAGGCGTCTAAGGCGCTGGTGGAGCAGTTGGTGACGTGGGCACCGGATCTGCCGAAGGGTCAGAAGACGGACGCTGTGATGGCGCTCTGGTTCGCTGAACTGGCCTGCCAGGACCGGGTGATGCTGGCGTCGAACTACCGCACCCACACGCACAACCCGTTCCTGACTCCTTGGGATCGGCGCGGACAGGTAACGGTGAACATGCTTGACATGGAAGCGCAGCATGCGTTCCACGCCGTGGGATTCTAGGAGACTTTTGTGGCTGTAGATTCGAGCGAGATCGGCCCTGACCTTGATGATGGCATGGGCCATTTGAAGCTGCGTGAGATCCGCGGCCTGTATGACCGGACGAAGTCGCGTATGGCCGAGCGGGATACGCGGATGCAGAACGTTCTCGCCGTGCGCCAAGGGCGCATGCGTGACGTGTTCCCCGACCTGTTCCCTGAGGGCCCGTTCGATAAGGGCATCGTCGCGAACATGGTCGATGTCGCGGCCCGCGACCTGTCTGAGGTGCTTGCACCGCTGCCAGCATTCAACTGCCACTCCTCGAGGGCTGCGTCTGACGCGTCCCGCGAGTTCGCGAACAAGCGTTCCAAGATCATCAACGGCTACTGCGACTTCTCCAACCTTCAAATCCAGATGTATGACGCCGCCGACAGGTATTTCACGTACGGTTTCGTGCCGGCAATGGTGGAGATCGACTTCGATGAGCAGATGCCGCGCATCACGTTCATGGATTCCATCGGCACCTACCCGATCTTCGACCGTTGGGGTGACATCAGCGCCGCGTTCTTCTCATTCTGGAAGTCGCGCGACGAACTGGTCGCCATGTACCCGCACGCTGAGGGTGTCCTCGGCATCCCGACGACCGGGAA